AGATGTATCTTCTGCGGTTCCATCAGGCCCTTACGTCACTGACACCAACCAATGGGTCGACCTTGGCTTGAAGCGTGCATTGATGGAGGCTGCAAAAGGCGGTTATGATAAGCTGGTTTGGACGCCGGGTAACGAGCAAGCAAAAAGATATGATCTTAGCAGAAAATTAAGCGCCGTTCATTGGTCTCCAGATTCAAATCATTTGCATGCATTAGATCATGATGGCTATGCGGTATTTAATCAGAAAGTTGATCAAAAGGATCTTCCTGATGTAATTGGAAAAGACCTTGCCAATAAGCTTGTTTCTACCAAGCCATTGCCTAATACGCAGAATGTTGAGGGCGATACGGTGCATTCATTAATCGGCGGCGATCTACAAGTCGGCGGCGAAGGAATGAAATCCTTCTATGATAAGCTTTTGCCGCAGCGTCTCAGCAAGCTTGTTTCGCAATATGATAAAGATGCAAAAGTTGCTCCGCATTCTCATTCACTAAAAGGAGAGGATGGCGAAGTAAAAGCCCACTCCATCGAGATCACCCCCAAGCTGCGTGCCGCAATCCTCAAAGGGCTGCCCGCGTTTAAATCTGGCGGCGATGTTGGCGAAAGCCCTATAATTGATCACGCCTTTAAGGTATTATCGAAACTTCCGCGATAAAGCGGACACGGGGACGCCCGTAAATCTGGCCGGAGAATGAAATGTCTGAATATTCTGCGAAAACACTTAGGGAGAAGGCGAAAGCAAAAGCTCGCGCGCTTGCCAATCCTGGTAACTATGCCAAAGACCAAGAAGTCTCGAGCGCAGACTGGTCGCCAGCGCCTCCTCTCAGGACAGAGATGAAGACCGGCGCGCGTCCAATTATGAAGCCATCGGCGAAGGGCACAGGCGAGTCATACGCTGCCCGCGACACGAAAGCGGCCATTGGCAAGGACATGAAGCGCGGCGCATTCAAGGCCGGCGGCGCTGTAAAGCGTAAAGACGGCGGCTCGGTTCCTTCCGCTGCTGAAACAGAAGACACCAAAGCGCGACTTGGCTCGATGAAGATTAAGCCTGTTCGTGGCGCTGCCCAGCACTACAAGAAGGGCGGCAAGATCAAGAAAGCCGGCGGTGGAACGCTTGATGATAGTAGATATGGGGCTTTGCAAAAAGTTTTAGGTCCTTCTAACGTTGGCAATAGAAAAATTGCAGATTTTAGACAAGCTGCAGATATTGCAAGAGGAATGGGGCCGTCGTCATCTGAAAATGAGCCAATGCCGGCAGAGGGAAGCCTTTATAAAAAAGGTGGAAAAATAAAACGAGCGGCTGGCGGCAAGATCAAGAAAGCCGGCGGTGGCAGCTTCCTCGAGAAGATGGTTGGCGGTTCGGAGAGAGAGAAACAAGCTCGATCCATGCGCGATGTCGGCAAGTCAGGAACAGCGAATTATACGCAGGAAGATAAAGGCGCTCTTAATCGCGCTCTTAGGGGCGACGATGCGCTTCCCGCAGCTGGTGAGGCTGCTGAACGTTCTGGCAAGTATCAAAACTACAAGAAGGGCGGCCGCACGGCTAAAGCGACCGGTGGCGGCTTATTTGGCGCGTTGAAGGGCGCAGCCAAGAAAGTATCCAAGAAGGGCGGCAAGACAGACATTAACATTGTCATCAATGCTGGCAAGTCTGAGCCGCGTCATCCTGAAGCAGCAATGCGTCGTCCGGCTCCAGACATGGTTCCTCCTCCTCCTCCAATGGATGTTGGCGCTGCTGCGCCTGCTATGCCTCCTATGGGCCCTCCTGGTGCTGGTCCTATGCTGCCTCCAGGTCTGCCAATTGGTCGCAAGGCTGGTGGTCGAATCACCAAGGTTGCAAAGTCCTATAAGGACATGCAGGCTGGCTCTGGAAGCGGCGAGGGCCGTTTGCAAAAGACGGATATTGCCAAGCTTCATAAAGACGCACCTGCTCGCAAAGCGGGCGGTCGGATCAGCAGGGTTGCCAAATCATATAAAGATATGACAGCTGGCGCTGCTTCTGGCGAAGGTCGTTTGCAGAAAGAAGATATCGCGAAAGCGAAAAAAGGTCGCGGAAGGTAACTGAAGCGATAGGGGGTGGCTGTCCCCTTCTCTAAGGCCACCCCCGTTATTACATAGAGAAGGCCAGTTAGAAGGGGCTGGATATATGGCGCTTACAACAGTGCAAGCATACCAACGCGAGTTGGAAATTATTATTGCGATTGAGATTGAAAGATTGATTGAGCCAATGGCCAACGGTTTCATCGAAACGCATGAAGAATATAAGAGTCAATCTGGCAAGATTGCCGGATTAAAAGCTGCGCTCGATTTGATGCGAGAAGCAGATCGTGTTTGTGCAGAGAAGTATCGATAAGAAGGGGAAAATAATGCCACCAATGATTATGGAACATGAGTCAGATCCAAAGCAAAAACTGCTTGCTGACATAGGTGATTTGTCAGATGTTGAGATCTTTAATAATCAGATCTTGGTTGCGGTCTATATTAGACCAACAAAAACCAAGAGCGGTTTGTATCTAACCGACAAATATGCCGACGAAGATCGATATCAGGGCAAAGTTGGCCTGCTTGTAAAGATGGGGCCTGCTGCATTTCAAGATGACAGCGGCCAATGGTTCAACAACGAGAGCTTTAGTTTGCATGATTGGCTTGTTTTCAGGCCTTCTGACGGCTGGAGCATCACGGTGAACGGTGTTTTGTGCCGCATGCTGTCGGATACGCAGATTAAAATGCGCATTCAGTCTCCAGATGCTGCATGGTAAGGAGAAACCCAATGGCTGATGATGAAAATGGTATTGATGTTGTGCTTGAAGAGACGAAAAAAGCTGATGATAGCGCACCTGAAATAGAAATCGTTGATGAAAAAGTAGAAAAACATGCAAAGAAAGAGGAAAAGCCAGAGGTTTCCCCTGAAGAAGGCATTCTTGAGCTTAAAAAGAACCTTGAACGCGAGAAAACAGCGCGATTAGAGGCGGAAAAGCGAGCCCAGGAAGCATATTATCAAGCGCATCAGGCGAATGCAGATAAAACCGAGTCTGATTATCAGCTGGTCGTCAATGCAATTGAAACGGTAAACACTAGAAATGAGCAATTAAAGAATGCTTATGCGGATGCAATGTCTGCGCAGGATTATTCTCGAGCTGCAGAAGTTCAATTAGCTCTTAGCGCCAATGCGCAGCAGCTATCTGAGCTGAAGAAGGGCGAGAAAGCCATGAAGGCGCAGAAAGAGGCTGCCGAAAAGGCTCCTCCGCCTGCACAACAAGGCGATCTTATCGATCAGCTCTTGCCAGATGTTTCTGCCCGGTCTGCTGCTTGGTTAAAAGAGACAAGAGAGCATTTTAGAAACGCGAAAGATATTCGTAAAATGTTTCGCGCCCATGAAGATGCGATCGATGATGGCATTCGTGCTGATTCGGATGAATATTTTGAGTATATCGAGACGCGTCTTGGCATACGCAAAAATATGGATGAGCGCGAAACGCATACGTCTGCAGAAAGCCCGATGTCTGCAGCTGCGGCTCCTAAGAGAGCTGTGCAACCATCGCCTGCGCCTGTCTCTCGTGGATCTTCCAGGCCTAACGTCATGCGGCTATCTGCAGCCGAGGCCGAAACGGCTTCTGCTCTTGGCATGACGCCGGAAGAATACGCGAAGAACAAGTCTCTGCTCCAGAAAGAAGGCCGCTACGGTCATTAAGGATTGACAATGGAACCTATCAATACAAGCCGCCGGGGCGGTAAATTTACAAATGCAGCCAAGAGCATCGAAGCTGTAGAAGAAGCGCCATTGCGGCCTCAGCTACGTGAAGAAGATTCACGCGCAACGGCTGCCAAGCGCGCAGCCCAGCTGCGTGAGCATCTTGGCGACGTGGTAGACGCGCAAGATGATTTCTACATCCCGCTGGATGAAATCCCTGATGGCTGGACGTATGAATGGAAGCGGCACACCATTTACGGCCAGGAAGATCCTGCATATCAGATCCAGCTGGCTCGAGCTGGCTGGGAGCCTGTGCCTGTCGCGCGCCATCCCTGGATGATGCCAAACAATACATCGACGCAGACGATTTTGCGTAAAGGCATGATCCTGATGCAATGCCCGACGGAGATTATTGATGAGCGCCGCGCGTCTGACTTACGCAAAGCACGCATGCAGGTAAGGGCAAAAGAGCAGCAAATTGCTGGCACGCCTGACGGCACGATGACCCGTGACGACGCTCGCGTTAAGCCAAACATTAAGAAATCATATGAAGCTATGCCGATCCCTGAGAAGTAATTTCTCTATAAATAAATGCGTTTCAAGGGGTCGGTTTGCCGGCCCCTTTACTTTTGTGCCTTGTCAAGCGATAATATACATAAGCTTTTAATAGCTCGAGCTCCCCCGGCGTGGAGCATTAACAATCTTCCGGTTCTAAATTCGCCCCGGCGCGCGATGATGAGCCTCCTATATAAGGAGAACCCGTCATGGCGAATACGTTTGCGCCTTTCGGTTTTCGTCAGTATAGCGGGAACGGTTCTGCCCCGACCTACGAACAGGTCGAGATGCTTATCGCTTCTAACTATACGACGCCTATTTTCTACGGTGATGCCGTCCTTCAGGACACCAATGGCACGATCACACGCGCGGGTGACGCGCCGACGACGCAGCTTGCCGGTGTTTTCCAGGGCTGCAAATATCTTTCAGTCGCCCAGAAGCGAACTGTTTGGTCGAACTTTTGGCCAGGTTCAGACAACAATGGCGTTGTCTATGCCTACGTCGTAAACGATCCAAACGCTCGTTTTCTTGTCCAAGCTGGTAGCACCACTAACGTGACGCAAACTGGCGTTGGCGCTTCGATCTCGCTTGCTGGCGGGTCAAGCGGCAATACTTCAAACGGCATCTCTGGCATGTATGTTGAAACGCTTGGAACGTCTTCGACGGCTCCTTTCCGCGTCATCAGTCTTGTCACTGATCCACCAGGCTCGAATGGCACTGATACGGCCTCGAACGCCAACTACGTTATCGTTGGCTTCTTGAACGTCTCAACCAAGACGCTTGTCACAATCTAAGGAGTAAGGACCAATGGCTGTTAATCTCTCTGCCATCAAAGACCTTCTCCTCCCCGGTCTCCGCGGGATTGAAGGCAAGTATGAGATGATCCCATCTCAATACGACAAGATCTTCACGAAACACGATTCCAAAATGGCGCTCGAGCGCACTGCGGAAATGCGTTTCTTGGGTCTTGCTCAGTTAAAGACCGAAGGTGCGCAGACGGCGTTTGATAACGCTGCCGGCGAGCGTTACGTTTATAACCAAGAGCATACTGAAATTGCTCTCGGCTATTCGATTACGCGCAAGGCAATCGACGACAATCTGTATAAATCACAGTTTATGCCGTCAAACCTTGGCCTGATTGAGTCTTTCCAGCAGACGAAAGAAATCTACGGCGCGAACGTGTTGAACACGGCCACGACGTATAATGCTTCTGTCGGCGGTGACGGCGTTGCTCTTATTGCAACGAACCATCCGATCGATGGCGGCACGATTGCAAATCGTCCTGCAGTGGATGTTGACCTCAACGAAAGCACGCTGCTCAACGCAATGATTTCGATCAGAACAAACTTCAAAGACCAAGCAGGTCTGAAGGTGTTTGCTCGCGGTCGTCGTCTTGTTGTTCCGCCTGCTCTCGAGCCAACTGCAATTCGTCTGACGAAGACCGAATTGCGCCCAGGCACTGCGGATAATGACGTCAATGCTATCATGATGACTGCTGGCGGCTTGCCAGAAGGCTACATGGTCAACGATTATCTGACGTCTGCTTCTGCTTGGTTCTTGCTGACGAACATTGACGGTCTCTCCTACATGGAGCGCGTTAAGTTCGAGAGCGATATGCAAGTCGATTTCGTAACCGATAACCTCCTTGTTAAAGGTTATGAACGCTACAGCTTCGGGTACTATAACTGGAGATCAATCTTCGGTTCGTTCCCAACATAAAATAGCAATGAAAAGCGGGCTCAATAGCGAGTCCGCTTTTCACCTTGGAACATCATTTACGTCGACCGGCCAAGCGGACGCTGCACAGACGACGTAATTAAACCTTGTGCAGAAGGAGTAATTTAAATGGGAATTACAACTTTTACCGGCCCAATAAAGGCCGGCAATGTTCTCAATACGACTGGCACAACTGCCGGAACGGTTAAGAATGTTGGTTTCGTCGCGATGGCTCAAACCGCTCCTATTACACAGGCTGGCAGTTTGACTGCGTATAAAACGAGCATCGTCATTCCAGCGTATAGCCATATCCTTAACATTCAATTTTTGGTTACGACTGGATGGGCTGCAACTGCAACGATCAGCATTGGAACGTCTGCAACGGCGACTGAGCTTGTCGTTGGCCAAAGCCTTGCAACGGTTGGTCAGGTTTCTGCCGGTCCGGGAACAGATGCGACACGCACAGCCAATTGGTCGAATGTTGGCGCGTCTGATGTGATCATTTACGCCTTGTCTGCTGCCAGTGGCGCACCTGTTGGCGTTGGCGATCTTATCGTCCGTTATATTCAAGCTGAAAACGCCTAATAGGAGGCCATGATGGGTGCTTACACAAGAACTGATAGTAAAAAAGTAGAAGGTGCTAAGATTTCTTCACGCAAATCTGGCACTGAAGAAGATACTTTTGACGCGAAAGACGGCTTCAAAAAAGGCGGCGGCTGCATGAAAAAAGGCGGAAAAGTAATGTCGTCTGCTGCTGCTGGCAAGAAGCCTGCTCGCGCTTCTGGCGGCGGCGTATTTTCGTCAGCAAAACCTGGCACGCCACGCGGTAAGGCATCTCACTACTGAGTTGTCCGTTATAAAGTCGACGGGATTGAAAAAGTCCCGTCGGTTTCTCGGAGAAGAGATATGGCGAAAACACCCGCTTGGCAGCGATCAGAAGGCAAAAGCAAATCTGGTGGCCTTAATGCCAAAGGTAGGGCGTCCGCCAAGGCTGAAGGTCACAACCTGAAGCCGCCGGTTTCTAAAGAGCAGGCAGCCAAAAGCGATAAATCCGCTTCGCGTCGCTCTTCATTTTGCGCTAGAATGACTGGGGCTAAAAAGAAATTAACAGGCGCTGCCGCAGCAGCTGACCCAAATAGCCGAATAAATAAAGCGTTGAGAAAGTGGGATTGCTGATGAGCAAGCCATTTTGGGAAAAAGATGCACCTAAAGATGCAAAGAGCAAAGCTCTTAGCGCAAAGGGTGTTAAGGTGGCCAAGGCTAAAGCACGGGCCGCAGGGCGCCCTTATCCAAATTTAGTAGATAACGTGGCTGCTGCTAGAGCCGGCCATACAAAAGGAAAACGATAATGCAGCCTATTACCGTTACTGTTGGCCCTCTTGCTTCTGCCTCTGCAAATAATATTGCTTTAAGTCAGACGACAGCCGGTGCGGCGAATCTTACCTTAAATGGCTCTCTTGTATCAGGCGGCGTTGCTACTCTTGATAAGCCGCGCCAGATTTTAATTACGAATGTCGGTAATGATAGCGCAGTCACATTTACCGTTTACGGAACTTGGTTTAATGGGCAGACGATTTCTGAAACTGTCCAAGGCACAAGCGGCAGTTCAGTTGCAACAACATTGGACTTTTCAACTGTTACGCGCGTTGCAACAAGCGCCGCGACAAGCGTGAGTGGCGTTACCGTAGGCACAAATGGCGTTGCTGGATCTCGCTGGGTTCGCTTTGATGACTTCGCTCCTGGTCAAATCACTGTTCAAGGTGATGTGACAGGCACTGTAAATTATAGTGTGCAGACGACGTTGGAAGATCCAAATGATCCTTTCAATCCTGTTGCGATTGGATCTGTGACTTGGCTTGATGCATTGGATGCAAATCTTGTTTCAGAATCAACGGCAAAATCTGGTTATATTGCTTACGCGCCAGCATATGCGCGCGTCTTGCTGAATAGCGGATCTGGTTCTGCTTCTGTAATCTTCTTACAATCAAGCAATGGCCCAATCTAATTTGCCGGATAAGGAGACCGCATGGCTACGTCCGGCACATATACCTTCAACCCATCGCTGGGCGAGCTTACGGTTTATGCTTATCAGCTGATTGGCGTTCGCCCGACTGCTCTTTTGCAAGAGCATATGGATGCCGCTCGCACAGCGACAAACATGATGTTTACGCGTTGGAGCAATCAAGGCGTAAATCTTTGGCAAGTTGATCTTACTACCGTTCCGCTTGTTGCTGGAACATCGTTTTATTCAGTAGATGCAAGTAATGTTGTTATATTGGACGCATATATTTCATATGGATCTCCAGCGATTGATCGTATTATTCTGCCAATTAGTAGAACTGAATATGCATCTTATCCAAATAAAACGCAGCAAGGTTTCCCAACTACTTTCTGGTTTGATAGAACGTTAAACCCTGGTCTTTATTTGTGGCCAGTGCCAGACGGGACGCAAACATCGCTAAAATATTACTCTGTTTTGCGTCTTCAAGACGCCAATATGAACGGCAATGAAGAAGTCGATGTGCCGCCAATTTGGCTTGAAGCAATGGTTTACGGGCTTGCTGAACGCCTTGCAATGATATGGGCGCCAGATAAGGTCGCCATTATGAAGCCAATGGCTGATGAAGCTTATCAAATTGCCGCATCGCAGAATATCGAGACGGCACAGCAATACATCTCACCTCAAATTAGTGGTTATTTTAGATGAGGCCACACGGTCGCGCCAAAGTCAGTTCGCGTAATCCGCGAGCATTTGGTATCTGCGATCGATGCGGATTTCTATATAATCATGTCAATTTACAGTGGCAGTTTGATTGGGCTGGCGCTTCTCTAATCAATAAACGTATTTTAGTTTGTGATGAGTGCAATGATGTGCCTCAATCACAGTTGCGCGCTATTGTCGTTCCGGCAGATCCAGTGCCAATTCTGAATCCACGCATCCAAGACTATAATACGGCTGAATCTGACTATCGTATTACGCAAGGCAATACGACCAATACGCAGACAGGCATACCTGTTCCTGGCGGCGATACGCGTATTACACAAAACAGCAATACGCGCGTGACGCAGCAAGTTGGCGGAACAAGAGCCGATCGCAGTCAGCAACCAGGTCTTGATCAAAATGCTGTTATGCCTCTTCAAGGAACAACTGCATATTATGTAACATTGCCGCTTGTTTCTGTTAGTTCCAATGGCGCAGGTCTAGCGACTGTTACTTGTTCTTCCGCTCATGGCCTTGCAACTGGAGATCAAATCTCTGTTGAAGGCTTATCAACGGCGACCGCAAATGGCTTTTATACTGTCACGGTTACGACAGCTACAGCTTTCACATACCAATTAAATCCTGTATTATCGGCGGGATCTTTACTGACCGGAACGACTAAGATGGTTACGACGAATGTCGGCCTTCCATACGATACCGATCAGATACCGCAGACGGGGCCGCTATAAATGTCGAATATCCAAATCCCCAATTTGCCAGCTGCGGTTGCTTTAAATGGCACTGAACAACTTGAAGCGGTTCAGTCTGGCACATCAGTTCGCGTTACATCTGCCCAACTTGCTGGATTAGGCGTCACCGGACCAACGGGATATACGGGACCCGCAGGCCCCACGGGCCCCACGGGCTATACGGGCCCAACGGGCTATACGGGCGCGGCTTCCACTGTTACTGGGCCAACTGGCTACACGGGTCCTACGGGACCTACCGGCGCGACTGGCGCAGCCTCGACTGTTACAGGCCCAACGGGCGCTACAGGAGCCACGGGCGCAGCAGGAGCCACGGGCGCTACAGGAGCCACAGGAGCCACGGGAAGCGTTGGCGCAACGGGACCCACGGGCGAGACGGGCGCTACAGGACCTACGGGAGCACAGGGCGCAGGCGGCGGTCTTGGACCTACGGGATACACGGGACCCACGGGAGCCACGGGACCTACGGGAGCGACTTCAACAGTTCCAGGCCCCACGGGCGCTACTGGACCAGCTGGCGCTGGTATTACCTATAAAGGCACGGTCGCGAATGCTGCCGCGCTACCGGGTTATCCAAGCTCATACACTGGCGCAATTGGTGACGCTTATGTCACGCTTGACAATCAGCATCTCTGGGTCTGGGACGGCACAACGTGGGTAGATAACGGCGCAATCGCCACGATTACAGGACCCACTGGCGCAACAGGCGCAACTGGATCTACAGGCGCTACGGGCGCAACGGGAGCTACCGGAGCCGCTTCTACGGTCACGGGGCCTACGGGAGCCACGGGTTCTACGGGCGCGACCGGGGCAACTGGCGCTACGGGCGCTACAGGTTTATCAATTACAGGACCCACGGGCGACACGGGCGCTACGGGGCCAACTGGCGCTACAGGTGCGACGGGGCCCACGGGGGCCAGCGGAACGTCTGTTGGTCTCGCGCTATTCCTTGACGGTCCGACGGCCACTGGGCCGCAAGCGGATGACTTGCTTGTTATTCCTAATACCGGCGCGCAAACAATTCTTTCTAGATCAACCAGCACTGGTGTTGGCGTTCTTCTTGGTTCATTTGTTACAGCTGCTGGCGTTCCAAATAATACATCATTCATTGGCGGTTTGTGGACGCTTGATGCGTGGATGTCAGGAAGCACCACTACGTTTAGATTTTGGACTGAAGTGCAGGAAGTCGCTTCTGACGGCGTGACTGTATTGCAAACGCTTGCAACTGGCAGTTATGCGTCAGGAACTCCTGTTACTTCCATTCCTGCCGCGTTAAAAACATATGATTTATATGTCCCCGCATCAACGCTGGCTTCTGTAAATAGCCGCTTGTTGCTTAATGTGTATGCGCAAGCACAAAGCGGAACGCCTGTCGCATCTTTGTATATGCGTAGCAATACGCAGTCGCATTTAACGACGACGATTGCGTATAATGTTTCTGGGCCTACTGGACCAACGGGCGCTGCGGGTGCAACGGGACCTACGGGGGCTACAGGAGCCACGGGCGCTACAGGCTCTACGGGCGCTGCGTCAACTGTTACTGGACCTACGGGCGCAACTGGAGCTACGGGAGCCACAGGCCCCACGGGCGCAGGCGCGTCTATCTCATTGTCGAACGATATTTCGACAACAGGTTCTGAATATCCAGTATTTTCAGCAAGCACGACGGGAACGCCGACAAACTTCTATACGTCTAATCCTAATTATACCTACGTTCCATCATCTGGAACTCTGTCGTCTCTTGTAGTTTCTGCGTCGTCTGGTTTCTTCTTGAATACCACGACGATTACTGCAAACTATACGATACCAACAAGCTTTAATGCTGGTTCGTTTGGGCCGGTCACTATCAATAACAGTGTGACTGTAACGGTTCCTTCTGGATCAACTTGGACGGTGACCTAATATGCCCGTTACATTAAACTCATCAGGCGGCGGATCAGTAACGCTTACAACGCCGTCTACTGCTTCGACGTTTACGGCAACGCTTCCTGCTGTAACGGGAACTTTATTGACGTCTTCGTCTCCCGCAATTACCAATCCAACAATAACGAATTACGTTGAAACTTATTTTACGGTTACGGGTTTTACATCTACTGTCACGCTTAACTTGGCAAACGGCACTGTTCAAAGCTTGACGCTGGTTTCTGCAACCGCGCTAACCATTACACTTCCTACAGCATCTACGCCGTCTCAGTCTTTTATTTTGATGATCAGACAGCCTGCATCTGGAACTGCAACGACTGCAACTTTTGCCGCGTCCCCTCCTGTAAAATGGCCCGGAGGAACAGCCCCAACAATTACGGCGACACTTGGCAGAATGGATATCATCACATTTGTTTCCGACGGAACAAATTGGTATGCCTCATTTGTGCAGAACTTCACGCCGTAAAGGGGATACGCGCAGTGTTTTCAGCCCTTAATTTCTTCCTTGCTGGCGGCAAGCAATATACAATTATTGAAAATTTTATCGCTACAGGTTCTGGCTCTTGGGTCGCGCCTACAGGCGTGACGCAGATTGATAGTTACCTTATCGTTGCTGGTGGTGGTGGCGGTGGTGGAGCTTCTGGCGCTGGCGGTGGTCGCGGTGGTGGCGGCGCAGGCGGATATATAACTGGCACAAATTTAGCGGTTACAGCTGGAACTTCATACACGGTAACAGTTGGTGGAGGAGGCGCAGGCGGCGCAGCAAGTGAACAAAACGGCGTTCAAGGAAGCCCTAGTTCATTCCCCGGCGCGACGACCGCTGTAGGCGGTGGTTTTGGTAACGGCTATGTTGCCCCTTATACTGGCGGTTCTGGTGGTTCAGGTGGTGGCTCTAGCCAAGGCAATACGTCATCGGGTGGCCCTGCATCTCCGTCGGGGCAAGGTAATAACGGCGGCGCGGGGAACTCCAATGTTGGCGGAGGCGGGGGCGGTGCGGGTGGTGTAGGAGCAACAGGCTCTGGAAATAATGGCGGCAATGGCGGCACGGCAACATCTAATTCTATTTCTGGAACCTCTACGTATTACGCAGGAGGCGGCGGTTCGGCAGGATATGCTGGCGGCACAAACGGATTAGGCGGCGGAACCGCGACTGTCGCCAACAAAGGCGGCGGCGCTGATGGTCGTCAAGGTTCTGGCACTGGAAATGCTGGCACAGCAAACACCGGCGGCGGCGGTGGTGGCGGGGCGCAAGGTTCTTCTGGAGGAACTGGCGGTTCTGGCATTGTCATTCTTTCCTACAAAATTAATTCAGGCACATCTGTAACATTTAAATCCACGGCCACAGTAACAATCCCAACCGGCTGCACAACAATTGACTATCTTGTTGTTGCTGGCGGCGGTGGCGGTGGTGGGATTAACAGCGGCTCATATGCAGATGGCGGTGGTGGTGGTGCCGGAGGCTATTTAACTGGCACTGCATCAGTTACAGCCGGAACCTCATATACTGTTACTATTGGTGGTGGTGGCCCGGGTGGAAATAACAACGCAGCATCTGCTTTAATTGGCGGTAATTCGTCTATAGCTTTAACTGCTTCTCCTTTTACTGCTTTAGTTACATCTACCGGCGGCGGTGGTGGAGGATTTCGCGATAAC